TGCTATCCTTGAGCAAGGTGTGGCGGAAGGCTCCTTAAAAGAATTTGCTCCAGGAGGCAATGGTGGAGAATCAGGACGTTGGTACACAGATGACCAAATGACTGACATAGTAGGTGATGGCTGGTGGCAAGATATGGACGTCAGCGGTGCAAACATTGGCGTAATTGATTCAGAAGTGCCAAAAGAATACATGATACAAGAAGCACAAGCCTGGTTAGATGATCAAGGTTATAGTGTTCAAGTATTAAATTGTAAAGTAAATGATGATGACATGGAATGGTATATCGAAGGCAGTTTTCAAAACTCCGGCTTTGCTAAGAAAGGCATGGCAGAGAGTCAAGAACATTTAGATAGAATTCGTAAACTATCTGGACTAGGTGAAGCAACTAAACTACCAGCACAAACTCGTGATTTGGGTGGCCAAGAATTTCAAGATTACATGAAGCGTATCGTTGGTACTCCTGATTTAGATAAAAGCGGTAATGTTAAAATAGATAAAAAAGGTAACGAAAAGTATACTACTGGCAAGACCAAAGGTGACAAATACAAGATGCCCTACATCCATCGTAGTAGTGTAGTTACATACTTAAGCCCAGATGGTAAAACATATGATGAAGATGCTGTTAAACAAACATTAGCAATTCGTCCTAAGTCATTACTAAAACAAAATGAAAAGATGAAGCATAGTAATGGTGAGTTTGAACAATTCTTTAATGTTGGATTCGCAGCATTAGTCGGAATTGCACTTGATGAACAAACCAATAAATTAATCATTGTTAACACTTGCCCCGGTGCTGGTAGTTGTAAAATAGAATGTTTTGCTATGAAGGGCGGTAAGATACAATTTAAAGCAGCATGGCAAAGTGACGGAAGAATACTAACATATCTATTAAATGACCCTGATGGTTTCTTCAATCAACTAAGTAGTGAGATTTCTAAGGAAGCAAGTGCAGGAGCAAAGGGTGATAAGAAATTCCCTAAAGGTTGGCAAACAACAATTCGTTGGCATGATGCTGGCGACTTCTTTAGCCCAGAATACTTAGACATGGCACTAAAGATGGCTGCTAAACACCCAGATGTTAGATTCTATGCTTACACTAAGATGGCTGGTGCAGCATTAGCAGCAAAGCCAAATAACTTCATTATCAATTGGAGTGAAGGTGCTCATACTAGTCAGGAAAAACAAGTTAAGGCAAGTGATGCTAACTTAGATACAACTAAGAATAGTCGTATTGTTCCCGATGAATTGTTCCAAGATTTACTAATCAAGGATGAAAAAGGTAATCTAGTTAAAGGTAGTTCAGGTCAATGGCAAGTTCAATCAGAAAAACTACCTGAACTAAAACAAAGATTAGCTAAACAGTATGGCTTAAGTGCTAACTCTATACTAAGTTATGATGAGTATATTGCTAAACGCAAATCAATACCAGCTGGCATGAAATACAATGTTATCGTTGCACCAGGTGAAGGTGATATCAGTGCAAACGATCCTAACATTATCTCAACACTATTGTTAAGACACTAAACTTTAAGTAATTCTTCCAAAGAGTATAACTCTTTCATATAGGGTGACACATTATCTAATACAGATACTGCTAAGTCACCCTTTCTTCTTGGGCCGTGTTTTACTAGAAATTCAACGTTGTTAACCTTCTTGTATAGATTAACAATATCTCTAACTGAATGTCCAACTCCGTGACCCAAGCATTCTATCTGATTGCTTGGCTTCTCAATAGCAGTACATAGTGCGTCACATATCTCATTAACATGAACATAATCACGGACACAAGTTCCGTCATAAGAACCATAGTCAGTGCCAAAGATAGTAAACTCACCCTTCTCTTTTGATTGCATTAAATTGTACATTAACCCATCGGGATTAGTTGGAGCAAATCCATCACTACCGATTACATTGTAGAATCTAAAGATAGTGTAATCTTTGGGATTGTGTACTGTACAATACTCACGTACTACATCTTCCGCTGCTCTTTTGCTAATACCATAAGCACTTTCACAATCTTGTGCTGCGCCTGTACTAGCAAAGATAAAGTTCTTTGTCTTTATCTTGTTGATAACATTCATTGTACCATTCAAATTTGTGATGTAATATTGAATTGGCATTCTTTCACTTTCACTAACATTGACTAATGCGGCTAAATGAATTACCGCATCAAATTCCATATCAATATTAAACAACTTATTGATATTAAGTTGATAATGATCGGTTACAGGATATTGTGATGGATTAATATCCAAACCATATATCTGATAATCTTTCCGTAGCATCTTACTAAGATGACTACCGATGTAACCACTGTTACCTGTTATTAATACTTTTTTCATTCAAAACTAAAAAGGCTTTCACCTTCTTCCTGTGGTTCAAATACTGGATCTTTAGTCAAGTATGTATCCTCGTCTGTGTAAATTACACGGAACTTATGTTTGTTTGTCAACACTGACTTAATATCATCAATACACAATAATCTACGTCCCAATGATGTAGTAAAATCACTTAATTTGGTTGTAGTTTCTTCACATATCTTTGCTGTATTGCTATTAGATTTTTTACCTTGAAAATCATTAAAGCAACTATTCCATTTTTGAAACACACTAGCTTCTAGCTGTTGGGTATGAGTCAATGCACCAAGATCATAATATGACTTAGCCGTAGTATATTGATTGTATAGTGTGGTTACTAGTTCAGCCATATGCTTCTTGTCAGTTCTATGGAAATAGTCACTGTTAAAGTTGTTAGTCCAGCGCATATCATCTAAACAAACTGTTGGCATTTGTGCCATTTGTTCATAGAAAGCCATTCCATAACTTTCTACATTGCTAGGGTTGAATGCAACTCTACAACTAGTTATAAAATCTACTTTTTCTTGTCCAATGATACTGGTAGCAATCTTGTAATCAGCTATGCCTAATTTTTTAAATCGTTCTTCAAACTTCTTTGCACCATTACTATTGGTCATAACTCGTGCGGGTAGTTTGGTTTGTTCAATCAATTCTAAGTAAAGTTCTGGGTTCTTACCTTCTTCCCATCGTCCAATAAACAATACACCCTCACGCGGGTTATGATGTTCTTTTAATAGTTCTTGTTCAGTGATTGGAATAGGCAAATGATATGCGTTGGTGAATTGTAATTGGTTGAATTTGCTTTGTGTACCAATAGTAATTCCATACAATTCTAATTGCTTACGCATCAACTCATTAGTAGAATGTAAGAATGGATTCTTAGTGTCTTTAAAAATTTGACTTTCTAAATGAGTATAGGCAATTATTTGAATAACATCTTCAAGGCCCATCGTGCTAGCAACTTGAACAGTTTCGTATGTATTACATACAAACGCATCATAGATATTATGTTCTAATGCTTCTATAATACTGTTACGAAAATTAACCATGCGTTCATAGCAAAATGTATCACCATACATAAATATACCGCTATGGTCAGTATACTTTAATGATTCAAGTGGGCATATAATATTAGCCTTTAGTGATTTGACAAACTCGCTATCTTGCGGTTGTTTATCAGTTATGATATCAACTTTGACATTGTGATTGTCCATCAATTCGCAAAAACTTTTTGCAAATTGACCTATACCACCGTGAGGCACTAATGTTTGATAGCTTACTAAAAAGCCTATACGTTTATCGTATGTCCGCATTAATTACCTCATTGACAGTTTGCCATCCAGACCATCCTTTTATTTTAAGAAATCCACCTGTAGTTGGGTGATGTGCGCTATAATCAGTTATTTCTGTTTCATAACGATATTGTAATACCTTTTCAGTATTTGTTGTAAGCCAACGCATTTCAAATCTCATATTAAATCCTTTAATCTTGCTACTAAATATTCATCTTTATCATACCAACGATGTTCAAACAACCAATCTGCAAACCCTGACTGATATCCTGCGGTAATACAATATGATTTCTCTAACCACATTATACGCTTTGATATATAACATCGTCTAGGCAATAGGGTAAACTTTAATTTTCTACCCATGACACATCTTTTAAAATGATAGTCACCTGCTGATTGTGTAGTCCAATCACTTGAGGGCATTATTCTCTATCCACTCTAGCATCTATATTGGAACGATAGCACATGTATAATACACCTACTATATATCCAAGTAAAAATCCACAAAAGAAATTCATTCAATTCCCCATTTTATCTTCAACCAAATTCTTTCATGGATATAGTAATCAATACTTAATAAAATATGTAATGCTGTAGCAAATCCAGTTGCATTGGTTAAATCACCTGTGAATAAATATGTCCAAAAAATTGTAAATGCCCATGCAGTAATTCGATACGTAAGCATTCTTACTATAGTTCGTTTTTTAGTTTCACTCATTATGTGCCCCATTCATTTTTAAACAATGGCACTTGAAGTCGGTCACTATAACGCCAGCCTAAACGCATTGCTGCATTAGCAACATTTCTAGCATTTAAAGTATACAGTTTCTCTACGCCACCGCATGGCATCAAATAAACACTTCCTCTAAATCCATGCTTACGATATTGTTCCACTGCTATTTGTGCTTCTTCTACATCTTCTTTTGTTGCTACAACAAACTTCAAATATGTACGCCCAACTTGTGTATATTCATACACAATTTCCGGGCAGATAGCATCATCCCACTTTTCACCACTGATACTAAGTTTAGGGCTAACACTAAATGTAATCGCACCTCTAGAACGATTGATAGCCCATTGTTGCAAATAAATTTTCAATTCTTGTTGCAATGATTGAGTGCCATTGGTTTCAAAAGTTAATTCTTGTAACCCTTTCATATTTTCATGTGAAAGTAAATCAATATAGCTACGCTGCCAGCCTAATAGAGGTTCACCGCCTGTAATCACAAGATGTTCTTCCATCCAACGCTTGTGCGGGAGCATAGACATAATGCTATCAACGATACTATCTGTTTCAAGTACAGGACTTAAATCCTTGAATCGTGGATCCCAACTTGCATAACTATCACATCCTGTACTAACCAATGGTAGTTGTTTATAATCATTATAGTAATGAACACGACTAGCAATATCTTCTACTTCTCGACTTAGTTCACCCTTAGGCATACCAAAGCCAGCACATTTGAAGTTACATCCGAATGTTCGTAGAAATACTGAGGGGACACCCAGGTATCTACCCTCACCTTGAATACTATAGAATAGTTCTGCGACTTTTAATTTTGCCATGTTAATCCTGAAATTCTTTATCTTCTCTATGTCCAACACGCATTGCCATGTTAGCATCAGTTTCTCTTACTTCTACTTTACTACACCAAACACGTTGTGCTTCACTGGCACCAAAGCTAGGTAATAGAATAGTGTTAATGTATTCGTATAAAAAATCACTAATACCCTCACACCCAGTTTTTTCAACTTCTGTAATCTTTGCTAGTTTAAGTTTACCCAACTCAAGTAAATGTTCACGCATCGGGTCATCTTGTGCGACTAGTAATGTATGATCGAACCATTCTTCTAATACGTTCTTCAATGGCTTTAGCCCACCGAAGTCAGTTACCCAATTACGTGCATCTAATGTATCAGCTTCAAATTCAAAATGAAATGAAAGTGCGTAACCATGTATCAGATTACAATGACTATCGGCACGCCATTGTCGATAAGCCACTGGACCTATCTGTTTGTAGGTTTTTGTTGAAATATATTTTGCCATGTTGTTCTCCTATGTTATTATAGCATAGGCAGCAGAATTTGTAAAGCGGGATGATGACCGAAGACCGCTATATCTATTTACCTAAATTCATTTCTTTTCGGATATTTGTAGCACTAATACTGGTTATAGATTCATCAAATGTTTCCTCACCGCTAGTATATCCTACACCGCGTCCCCAACCGATATGAACAATATTGGGCACAACTTGTATATCATATTGTCCTTGATAAACAGGATCTAAATCTCGTTTGATGAAATTTTTAACTTGGTCAATAACAAAAGGATTACTATCTTGCCATCCATGTACATCACGTATTTGAATAACTACTTGCCCAGTTTTTGCTAATAAGCGTTCAAACAATGCACGATGTCCTGCATGCCATGGTTGCCAACGACCTAACATCTGTACTGTTTCTTTCTTCCAATCAAATACTGGCCGGCGTTGATTTTTTAATATAGCTTGACCAATAAACTCTGCCCACTTATCAGCATTTTGTTCTGTAATACGGAAATCATATGATTCTGGTGGAATGAATGCTTTATTGGTATCTTCAAATCTACTTGAAGCAATGGTATCAACCCAGATAGTCCAATCTGCTTTAAAATTATTACGCATCTCAACCAATGGTGCAACAAAGTCACAGATAACAAAATCACTAGTGCATTTTAATGCAAACTCAGCCATACGCAATGATTGACGAATGCGTCCTTCTTTACTGAAGTCCCAATCATTATATTTTTTACGAATCTCATCTGCATTGAACCAATCTACAGTACATTTGTATGTAGTTGGCATATGTTCCATATTGATTGCACGATCCATTGGAAAGTTTTTGATATTTGAATTTTCTTCAATATACTTTTTCAATGCTGTAGCTAAGAATGTTTTGCCTGCCCCGGGTAAGCCCATAATAAGAATCTTTTTTGTCATTGTTTCACCTTATTTTGTTCTGCTTCTGATACACGTTTACGTAAACTGCTGCTACTGAAACTGTGGTCACGACTATTGAATACTAATTCAATCTTACGCTTCTCACAAATTGCTCTACCAGTAAAATCCTTCTCCATGTACTCAACCCCTAGTATACGTACATCTACTGGCAATGTCAACAGTATGTCTTCCAAATCTTTTTCAGTATTATAAACAACGATTTCATCTACGAAACGTACAGCACTTAAACTGATTTGGCGTTCCACAATACTTTGAATGGGCGCATTCTTATCTGGTCTATCCCATTGTGCGTTATTTTGTAATCCAGCAATTAGGTAATCGCAATGATTCTTGGCTTCACTAAGCATTGCAATATGACCTGCGTGTAGAATATCAAATTGCGAAAATACAATGCCTATCTTAAGGCCCTGTAGTTTTAATTCTTTGATTCTGTTGAATATCATACTAATTCCTCTACGATACCAAGCATTTCTGCTATGATTAGACAATAGCCTGCTATTAACAAGTTTCCTCCAATTAAGCAAGCACCTGCTACAATACGGATAGCACTCTTTACAAGGCTAACATAAAAATGTCCCTTGCTTGTATCTTTAGGTTGTAATTCTATCATTGTTTTCTTGCTAATTGATAAAATTCTGCTCTTGCTGCTGGATCACTTTTGAATCCACCACCTAGTTTACTTGTGACAGTGCTACTACCAGTATCTTCTACCCCTCTAGCCGCAACACAGTAATGTTTTGCGTCAATCATGACCGCAACATCTTCTGTGTCAAGAATGAATTGTAGTGTGTGAAAGATTTGTTCAGTCAATCGTTCTTGGATTTGTGGACGCTTGCTAAAGTATTCTACAATACGATTGATTTTACTCAATCCGAGCACCTTTTGATTGGGAACATATGCGACAGTAGCAAGACCGTCAATGACTACAAAGTGATGTTCACAGTTACTTTGTACATTGATATTGCGTTCGCATACCATTTCGTTGTACTTCATTTTGTTATCAACTGCGGTGCATTTAGGGAATGCATCATAGTCAAGTCCCCAAAAGATTTCGTTGACATACATCTTGGCTACACGCTTTGGTGTTTCAATCAAACTATCATCACTTAGGTCAAGTCCCATTGTTTCCATGATAGATTTGAAATGACCTTCAATGATATGAATTTTGTCTGTACGAATTAGTTTATTTGGAATAGTAGGAGTTTCAACTCCCATTTTAACCAAATGTTCGTGTACTTTTTGACCCAACTCTGGATCTGTTTTTGTTTTATTATAACTCATAGATAACCTTCCTTTGTGATGGTTTGTGTTTTGAAATGTAAGCAACCGTTGTGCTGCTTACATATTTATTTATCACAGATTAAGCCTTAGCTTCTTTTCTTGCTGCTTTTTCAGCGGTAATTTCGTTACGGCGAGCCTTAACTGCTTTAGATAGTTCACCTAATGCTTTACGGGCACGAGTTCCTGCTGCTGCATTACCTTTTTCAAACTTTTCATGTTCAGCTTCATATGCTGCTAATTGTGTTTTAATATCTTGATGTGCATTCATTTTATTTTCCTTTTAAAAATTTATTTAATCTTCTTCTACAAAATCAATTACGTTGCCATCAGCATCTGCACATATAATACGCACACGTTCTCCGGCTTCGTTCTTAATTTCAATTGGGCCCCATACCCACCATTCAGTATCTTCATTGTACCAAGAATCATCTTCACGTTCTTCTAGTTCATACGTGCTATTCTCATCAATGAAATCACGAATTTCTTCTTCAGCTTCTTCATCAAGCCCTTCAATTTCAACATCATACCAGCATCCGCCGTCAAACATTTCAACAAGTTCAACATTGTCAATGTTGTTAACTTCGCAGTTACACATATCAATGCTGTCCTTCTTTCCATCACCATTGGGTACAAAAGTGAATTGAAATTGTGGTTGATTGTCATCTGATGTTTCTACTGACCATTCACCACGACGGAATCCGTTAGTAACGGTGATTTTACCATCACCATTACGCTGAACCCAATGTTCAACTTCTTGACAAGATTTTTTATAGTAAGTACTAACTGTCCATTGTGCCATGTTATTCTTCCTCGTGTAGTTTATCGTTAATGTTCTCGGCAATACTCAATGCCCACTCATAGTTGTTATCCCATGCTTCATCATATTCAGGTGTATGATCATCAGCATCAATGAAACCTTCAATCGCATAAGCAAAACGTGTGGCAAAGTTTTCTTCATTGATATGAGTACTACCTTCATCCCACACATCTTCCATGGTCATGATTTCACGTATCATATCAACATCGCTGCTGCCATCAATGCATTCTTCAATTTCTTCGTCTGTTAGGTCTGTTGGTGTTCTTGACATATTAATATTTGCTTTCTCTAGTATGTTTACGATAATCTACGCCCATTCGTAACATAGATTCGCCCTTGCCCTCAAGTATATCACAGATTCTATCAACTGTGCTATCATTACGGTCACTTATCTTTCCCATGTTCTTATGAGGCTCTTGTAGTAGCCGACGCAACTTACCAATAGCATTATCAATAGACCAAGGAACATACAAACGGTCAGGATCGTTAGCGAAAGTTTCAGGGAAACTGCGATAAGCAGGATATAGAACATTACATCCGAGAGCATCAGCCTCACTGACGGTGTTTGATACCCAGTCCTGTAACGCACAGTTAAATACAACCCGACTATCATTAACAATGTTGTAGTATTCATTCTTTTCTAGATCCTCATAGATTTTCAACAACCCGCGTGATTGCATGTCACGAGTGCGTTGCATATAACTTTCGCTATTTGATTTGAGTTTACCACCACTACATACACAGAATTCAACATCATTGTATGGTTTTTCTCTGTGCCATTGTTCAATGAGATCCATATAGAAATCAGGTTGTTTTTCCTGATCCCAACGTGCTGAAAACACTACACGATACTTGCGTTCATTGAATGGCTTGATACTTGCTACACGACTTTGCACTTCATTCTTACCAAATGCTAACCCACTGATATTGTAGATTGGTGCCTTCCAACCTGCAATCTTCATATGCATTACCATTTCTTCATTAGTTGCTAGTACACCATCTACGAACGAATCAACCATCTTTTCATAATGGCCCATAAACTCTGACATGCCCCAAACATGTACAAAATCATCAGGATCAATGGACTGAGCAAGACAGCGAACATAAATCCTAGGCCTGTGAACAGGAT